TTCTGGTACTCTCATCATGCCACCTTGTATCCCACCAAAGTAATACCTGTGTAAGGTTTTATTGGGTACAACTACACCATCTCCACTATTTAGAAGAGATAATGCAACACCTTGTCTTAGCTTTGGAGCCAAGTAGTGTAGGTTTGCTCCCAGAAAACCATCTGGGAAAGTATTAATTATGTATGTAACTGGGAATTGGTCGTAATACTTCAGTCTATTGGGTTTGGTTGCGATGTAATTGAAGAAGTACATCTCTCCAGCTTCCGCTGGACCCGACTGATCTCTATCTCCGTCTGGATCGTCATACTCAAAACCCTGATAGTTCTGGAGAACTTGTGCCAAGGTGCCACGATACCAATCGCGGCTGCGATTCTTATTACCTGCTTGAGATTTGACGATGGACGCGATACTCATTTAATACCTAGTTCTTTCTCAGTAAAGATCTTGAACTCCCAGAGACGATCATCACAGAATTCTTTACAAGCTTTCCATTTAGCTTGATTAGTACCCCAGGTATAGACTTCATTGACCCAAGTCTTTGTTTTCTTGGGTGGATTGGGGTTTGGTTCTTTACACTGTTTTGCGGGTTTGATCTCTACAACCATTCGACGCATACGGCCAGTCGCGTCAATGTATTTGATGTAGAAATCTGGGAAGTACCTTCTTTTCTTTCCTGTCACTGGATCTTTGTATGGAACAAAGAACTCTTCACTACCCCATTCAAGAATATTCTCATTATCATCACAGTATTTCATGAATTTTCTTTCCCAAAGAGACCTATAAACGATGTTGGTTGGGTCACCTTTATATTTCTTTGGATTGGAAGGCTTATACTTCCCCTTATAACTCATAAATAACTCTTAACTGGCTGATATCTATTTAGAGTTAAATGTCAACACCAAGAAGATACCAAATAGAAGATATCAGGTCTAGATTTCAAACTGTAGCATTATCAAATCATTATCAAGTTTTCTTTGAAACCAATGCTTCCATACTCCAGGCAGCTTCAAGGAGAGGAATAGATAAAAGATTTGTTGTTGAAGATCTTGGATTGTATGTTTCTGATGCAGTTCTTCCTGGATCAAGTTTTGCTGATATTGAAGTTGCAGGTGATCGTCAAGGCATCACTGAAAGATTTCCACAGAATAGGATTTATGATGATGTAACTTTTTCGTTTTATGTGGATCGTGACTATAATGTCTTAAAGTTTTTTGAATCTTGGAATGATTTGATTAATCCATTGAGAGATGGTGCTGGTGGTATTAATCCAGATGTGATGAGATTGACATATCCAAAGTTTTATAAATGCGACATTTCAATTCATAAGTTTAATAAGGATAATTTTACAGGACCAGATCCATCAAGAAATGCTATTGCATATACTTTCATTAATGCATGGCCTTACTCCGTTGCATCAACACCAGTAAGTTATTCTGGTTCTAACATTCTTCAAATGAATGTTACGTTTAGATATGATAGATATACCGTAATGGGAGTAACTGTCCCGCAACCCATTACATCTGTAGCTGCACCCACTACAAGTAATTTAGATACAGGTGCATTACCAACTCCAATAACAACTGGGGGAAGCGGTAGTAGTCAAATTCAAAAAAGATTAATTCCTATTAGTGGATCCGCTGCAGGGAGACAGGGTATTGTGTTCTATGATGCGAATACCACCACTAAGACACAGGCTATTATTCAGGGAACATTTTTTAACCAATCTGGCAATCCTATCTAAATACTCACACTGACCATCTCATTATGCCATTACCAACAATTGTTACACCTTCGTATGAACTGACTTTACCATCAACAGGAAAGACGGTTAAATACAGACCATTTTTGGTCAAAGAAGAAAAAATTCTAATTCTTGCAATTGAGAGTGGTGATACAAAAGACATCACCAGAGCTATCAAAGACGTTCTCAAGAATTGTATTCAAACAAGAGGTATCAAAGTAGATCAACTTCCTACTTTTGATATTGAATATCTGTTTCTTAATATTCGTGCAAAGTCTGTTGGTGAAAGTGTTGACATTATTGTAACTTGTCCCGATGATGGAGTTACGGAAGTCAATACTAAAATTTATATTGATGAAATTCAAGTCAAAAAAGACGACGATCATACAACAGATGTGAAAATTGATGACACATACACCATGAGGATGAAGTATCCATCTTTGGATCAGTTTATCAATGAGAATTTCAATTTCAAAAATGATGTTGAAGATACTTTCGGTATCGTCTCTTCTTGCATTGACATGGTTTATAGTGAAGATGAGGCTTGGTCAGCATCAGATTGTACTAAGAAAGAGTTGATCAGTTTTCTTGAACAGTTTAATTCCGCACAGTTCAAAGAAATTGAAAAATTCTTTGACACAATGCCGAAGTTGTCACATACTATTGAAGTGGAAAATCCTAAAACTGGTGTCAAGTCTGAGGTTACTTTGGAAGGTCTCTCAAGTTTTTTCGCTTGAGTATGGCTCAAATGAGTGCTGAGTCATACTATGAACTTAACTTTTCGTTGATGCAGTACCATAAATACTCTTTGACAGAGATTGAAAACATGATGCCGTGGGAACGTGATATCTACGTTTCCTTGTTGAGAAACTATCTTGAAGCTGAGAAACTCAAACAACAACAAGAACACGGTCTCGGTTAATGGCAGCAGGACTAGGTGCATTATTCCAAAATTTATTGAAGCTTGGAGGAACCAAAGGTGCCCAGGCTTCGATGGGTTCTATGGCCCAAAAAATGTTTGGGTCGCAGAGACGTAGCACCGATGAAGTTATTGAATTATCCGAAGAAGAAAGAAGACAAAGAGCTCTAGAGTTTGTTGGTGCCGCTGGACCAGACTATTACCAAGATCCAACTGACGATGCACCAAACATCGTCATGCCTGCACCTCTTATTCAACAAACATCAACTGCATCGATCTTACCTCAACAAACGATCGTTCCTCAAGTTATTGAAGCTCCAAGAGGAACTGTTGTTAGGGGTTTGGGTAATATTGTTTTAGAAATTGAGAGAATTAATACGAATATTTCTGCAATCACTAGAGCAATGTCTGAGAGTGCATTGCTAGAAAAGAGATATCGTGATGAAATGATAAAAGATAGAAGAGAACTTCTTGCGCAGAGAGGAAAGGCAAGATCTAGAAGAAGAACTGGTAGAAGAGCTAGATTGATGAGAAACGTCTTTTCTCCAGTGAGAAGTGCTAGGAGAAGAGTTGGAGGAGCACTCAAACAAACAGGAGAAGCATTTCTTCTTGGTGCTGGACTTGAAATCGGTGCATTTATCGCAGAGGCATTTAAAAAGTTCATATCTCAAGGTGAAACAAAACCTGTCGAACCAGGTTCTGCAGAAGAAATTAGACTTGCTACTGGTATTTTAACTGAAGGATCTGGAGATCAAGATCAAGCTGATATTTTTCAGGTTGTTGCTAATAGAATGCAAAAAAGTGGTAAATCTGCTACAGATGTTCTTGCATCGCCTGGACAATTTCAGGGTGTCTTTGGTAGACGTGGGGCTGGAAACGAAAATCAAGCTATAGAAGAGTTTAAGTCAATTAAAACAATAGAAGATGCTGCTAAATTTTTGGGTGTAAGTGAAGCGGAAGCGGAAAAAAGAATTAAAAGAACTCTTGGTAATCTTAGAAACCAAAGACTTTTAGAAGCTTCCAGAAGAGACGTTGGAGGGGCTTTAGAATTTAGAGGTAATCCCGATCTTGTGAGACAGGTTAATACCGATACCGATCCAGATAATGATATAGAAGAAGTAGGAACCACTGGTAGAATACCAAACTCCATGTATCGAGGACAAGGAGGAAATCAGTTTTTAACTGGACCAAATGATCCTAAAATTGCAGAACCTGCTAATACTGGTACGATTTTGCCACCACCACCAGCACCAAAACCTGAAGATCCAAGAGGACCACAAGAGAGAGCCTCATTAAATGTTAGACCTTTAAGTAAAGAAATTGCAATGGCTCCTCTTGGTAGTCTCCAAAAGGCGCCTAATATCACAACAATTGACCTAAGAAAAAAAGTAAGTCTGCCAGAATCAAATACAGTAAACAAAGGTGTTTCTGTTCCTGAGAAAGATCCTGGTGGTGGTGGTTTATATGAAAGTTACATG